GCCGCCTTAATCTTTTTTACAATTTGAATTTTAAAAATCAGAGCGAAATATGAAAACGGTGAGCAGTGAATGGAGGAGCGCAAATAGAGAACTCCTAAACGATAAAAAAGAAGCCTCCATTACAGGAGGCTTTAGGTTTCAATAGATCAGATTATTTAAACCGAACTTATAATATACGAATCGTGATAGGTGTTATCCATCAGATAAGCATACTTCCACCATACAAGGTAGTCGAAGCAGTCCGAAAGGTGCGTTGCGTGTTCCTGCGGGATAGAGGTAGAGCGCTCCGAGCTTTTGTCCTTCTCGAAGGAATCTTCTTTCTGCTTAAGCCCTGCATTCTCCATGGATACGATTAGGTTCGGGCAGTTGTCCTCATTGATACGAACAAAAGGCAGCCCTTTGTTACTCTCCTCTAAGATTTCGTTAATCAGTCGGAACTTGAGGATATGGCTTGGGTTGTTCGTGTTAGGGGTTTTGTTATACACCTGCCAGCCTGCTGTGCGGAGCATATCCTCCACATCCTGCGCCAAAGTCGTCTTGCTGTTGGCTTCGCTCTTAAAGCCTGAGCGATCGTGATAAAGATACACCTTATTGCAGGTAGCCTTATGCGGCTCGTAATAGTCTATGATCTTCTTTATAAGGTCTGAGAGCTTCTGCGGGTTCTTGACAAAGAAATCCTTAATGATACTCAGCGTATGGGTAAGGGTGCTCTCTTGGGCGACTACAGCACAGTTGATACGCCCTCCGAAGTCCAATGATATTTCCAAGGGGATACCCTTAATCAAGTCCGTGTCATACGTACAGCTTGGCGTATAGCTCTGGGTAAAATCATCTAAGAGGTTCGTGGCATACTTGTACTTGTAGTAGTGCTTATCGGCCAAGAGCTGCGGATAGAATCCATCGGCCACTTTGCGCGGGCGTATGTTCATAATCTCCGCATTGAAGAGCATATCCGATACCCGCTGCTCGTACATCTCCTGTATCCAATTAGGCTTGAGGTTCTCCCTATTGACCAAGGCATTAGCTTTGATAAAGCAGTGTTCTTGTGGCTTTTGCAGCGCCAGCTTCTCCCGATTGGTGAACCACTCCCCTGTCTTGGTCAGTGCCACGGAGGAGGTAAATATAGTAGCATTGAGCAGCGATGCGCGGTCAAACTCCACTTTCTTAGCTCGATTCGTGGTAAGTACGTTGTTGAATAGCCGATCGTGTTCCAAGAGTGCCGCCTCGTCCCCTATGACCATATAGGAGTTAAGCCCGCGCCCTGAGTTGGGATCGTCTAAGGATACCAGCACAAGGATAAACCCATTGGAGAAATGCACCACATTGCTCCACGAGTTGGGCGCTTGGAATGGCATCCTATACCCTAAGCTCTTCCCGCTTCTGCCCACTACATAATCCACCTCCTCGTACAGGCCAAACATCTCCAGCCCCTCCTTGGTAGAGGGGAAGGTACGGCTTTTGATCTGCACGAATGTCGCACCCACCAGCACCCCCGTCGCCCTAGGCATCTGCCTAACGGCTTCCTTGACAAACCAACCCAATATGGTAGATTTGCCCGTACCACGCCCCGCCTCAATACATATATTCTTTATCCGCCCATACCTATTGGCTTCCACCGCTGCCATCTGCATGGGGTTCAGGTATATCTCCTTAACTGGTTTTATTAGCATTAGTCATTAATCATTGGTCATTTCCTCATAGTCTATATCTTCAGCGGGCAAGTCGTTGAAGTCCACCACGCCTGTACCTATGGCATCACGTAGCATGCGCATACCCTTGCGGCTCATCTTGATATGGTATTCGTGAGCGGAGATCTTCTCAAAGTTAATCTCTTTCTCCTCCTTGTCAAAGTTGAACAGCGACTTATACGAATCCAGCGCCTTACGCTCCTGCTCCAGATCGCCCTTCTTGAGTGCCTTTTGGTAGAGTTGCCAATAGCACTCCGCCAAAATCATCCGCTCGGCCTGTACGTCTACCTTGTCCAGCTCCCCGAAGATCTGCATTGCCCAGTTGTAATCCCTGTAGGCTGTGGATTGGCTGATTTTCATTTCTCGCATGTGTATCTGTATGGCCTGATACTTGGAATACTTGTTGGTCATCCTAAGGGCGTGGATATGCCTCAGCCGCGCCTTGATCTCCTGCTCGGCAGGGGTAAGCTCAATGCTCTCGTCTATATGCGAGGCGGATATACGTGGGTAAGTCCCCTCCTTGTCGAATTTTACTAACTCCATCCTTCTTCTTTATTCTCTAATGGCCGATTCTTGGAACTCCACCACATAGCTGTGCAGGTTCCGCGTACTGTCGTATGATAGGGGCTTCTGCGAGATTGGAATCACCTTCACCCACTCGCCCTGTATCTTTAGAAAGCACTGCTCACTGCGTACCAGCTCCCATAGTACGGCTATCTCCTCGGCAAAGATCCACCCCGTGTTGAGCTTGAAAGTACGCTTTTCCTCCACACGCGCCTTATAGCGCTCACGGCTGAGCAGGTGCTCCCCTATCTGATGCTGATATTCCACATGCCCCTCCCATTCTCCTGCAAAGGAGAACCAATCAGGGCATTGGTTTTGATTCTCAAAGATCCCCAATATAGGCCTATCATTACTCCCAGGCTTCGGCTCCAAGCTCAATCCCTTATAGCTGATAATACTCGTTGGAGAGTAGCGAATATCGGCCACGCTTCGCAGAAATGAAAAGTTTCCCACTTCATAGTCCTCTCTTACCTCTGTCAATCTTACCCTATCCGATACGATTTTCACCAACTGTTGCGACCTAATGTCTTTCACCAGTGCGCTAAGTGACACCATGCTCTCAGGATACGTGCTCCTTAGGGTTGCCTGTGTCAGATAGGGATAACACTTAGGCTTCTTCCCAGGCAGATACCGCAACCCCTTAAGCTCATAGCGTGCCTTCTCCTCCCCGTTCAAGCTCCGCTCCACCAGCACCACATCCACTACAGCGGCCTTATACAGGGGATACACTGTTATATCCCGCGTCTCGTTGAGGGTCAAGGAGTGCAAGTTGGGGATTCCTTCAAAGAAATCCTGCACCTCTTCCCCTATATCTATTTTTACCTTTCCTTGGAAAAATGCATACTCATAGCGCTGGAGAACCTCTTTCTGCTGTCCATAGCCCGAAAATTGTATCTTCAATTGCATATCCATATAATCCCCGTCCCCCTTGGCGCGTACCTCCAGCAGATCCTTGTCTTTGCAGAAATAAAGATCCCGCTCCTCCATCTCCAGCTCCTTCTTCACTGATAGATATACAGGAATTACCCGCTCACTCCCCTGGGAGGACTTGATTACGATCTGTTCCCGAAAGCTCCCCACAGCCAGCTCCTCGGAGGACTTCGTACGGATAGGTATTTTAACCACTTCCCCGCCTTGGTTCTCTATCGCACCAACGGCTATCTTATCCGAACTCGCACTGACCTCAAACTGCAATAGGTTTGGATTCCTGATCTCTATAATCCCCTCCCTATGCTCCTTCTTCTCCTTGATCAACGAAAAACTATAAGACGCGGGCGTTACCTTAAATGCCGCAGGATTCCCCACTACAGTAACCGCTATCTTAAAGGGGAACCTTTCTTCGTCAACAAAAAATCCTCCCTCCTTCTCTATCCGTGTTCCCACTACCAAAGGTACTCCTTCGATAACCCCTGTACGCTTATACGTCTCAGACAGACTAAAATCTAACTTTTCTACCTTATGATTCCTAAAAAGACTCCATAGATCAAATTTCTGCTTTTGCTTTATACGAAACAGCCCTACATCTTGTTCTGTTGCTCTTCCAAAAAGCATAGAATGGGGAGCCCCATAATTGACCGTTATTCCCTTAAAATCATACGACTCATTATTGTGCTCCCATTGTACTGATGTATCCCCTGTAAGAGTCATCTCAAAGGGATCCAATGTCATTTCAAATACTACCCCTTCTACCCAATTCTTTCTCATAACTTTTCT